CAACCACCATTGCGCCTGGCTGCAGCAATGACGAGTTGCGCCTGTTTGCCTACGCCTGCCAGCGCACTGGGCTGGATCCATTCAGCAAGCAGATCTACGCCATCAAGCGTGGCGGCAAGATGACCATCCAAGCCGGCATCGACGGCTTGCGTGCCATTGCCGAGCGCACCGGCCAACTGGACGGCAGCGAAACCTACTGGTGCGGTGACGACGGCGTATGGGCTGACGTATGGCTTGGCAGCAAGCCACCTGCCGCGGCCAAGACCATCATCCATCGCAAGGGCAGCCAGCATCCCTTTGTTGGCGTTGCACGCTTTGCTGACTACAACGCCGGCCAAGGGCTCTGGTCCAAGATGGGTGCCGCGATGATTGCCAAATGCTCTGAGGCGCTGGCATTGCGTAAGGCGTTTCCCGCTGACATGTCCGGCGTCTACAGCACTGATGAGATGCAGCAGGCCGAGGTGGAGCCGGTGACGGTTACCACTGCTGCGCCAGCACTACCCGCAGGCGATGCCAAGCTGTTCCAAGCCGGCAAGGCTGCAATCGCCAAAGCCGACACACTGGCCAAGCTGCAGGAGGTGGTAGCACGCATGGATAAGCGCAAGCCTGAGCTAAGCGACGAACAGAACGACGAGCTGCTGCGCCTTGCCGTAGAGCGCGAGGCGGTGCTATCCGACACGCCATCGGAGGATCCATTTGCTGATGACTGAGCCATTCCTGACCACTGATGAACTGGCTGCACGTTGGGGGCTGAAGCCAGCAGCTATCAAAAACCAACGTGCACGCGGCATTGGCCCTGCCTATGTCACCGCATCACGCATTGGCTTGCCAGCCGGCACACCACGCGTCCGTTATCCCCTTGCTCAAGTCTTGGCTTTTGAGGAAGCCAATGGCATCACACCACTGAACTGACATGAGCCTTTACGCAACCGGCATCGTTCGCATCATCACCGACCTGCAACTGCGTGCCTTCGAATCTGGCACCATGGTTGCCAACTTCGCAGGTGGTATCCAGGAGGGTAAAGACAAAGACGGCAACTGGATCAATAACGCCATCGACTGCGAGATCTGGGGTAAGTCCGCTGAGCTGATCGTCGATAAGCTCAAAAAAGGCGACAGCATCCTTGTGACCGGAGCCGTGCGTCGCCAAGAATGGAATGACAAAGAAACCGGTGCCAAGCGCAGCAAGCATGTGCTCAGCATCCAGCGCTTTGAATTCATGCCACGCGGCGCAGCAACCACCAGCGAGGAGCCTGTGTTCTGATGAATCAAACCACACTTGATATTGCATTCAAGGAGTGGTGGGAGGCGTCCTACGGGCGCCCTCCCGGCACCCATGCAGTCATGACACACGTGGCGTTTGCCGCGCACATTCTTGAACTCTTGGAGCTGATGCAAGATGAGCGACCTAATTAACCACCCGCCGCATTACAAGCACGGCGACATTGAGTGCATTCAAGCCATCAAGTCAGCGCTTGGTGATACTGGATTCAGCGCCTACTGCAAGGGCAATGTGATCAAGTACCTGTGGCGTGCCGAGCACAAGGGCAATGCCGATGAAGACTACGGCAAAGCTGACTGGTACATGCGTCGTTTGCTATTGCATCATGAGCAGGTTTAGAGCTGGCCACATCCCAGGCACTGCGGTGCTGACGCCGCAGAACGCTATTGACATCCGCCAACGTGCAGCTGGCGGCGAGACCATGCTGAGCATTGCCATCACCTATGGCATCTCCATAGCGCACGTGAGCGACATCGTAAACCGCAAACGCTGGAAGAACGCTGAGCAACAGGTATGACTCAAGAACACCCGATTACTCCGCCGCCTGAGCTGGTAAAGCAGTGGGCTATCTCAAGCCCGATTCAGCACTCGGATGAGTTGTGGGTGTATGAGCTATTCATCGCGCGCCAGGCCTCCCGCTGGGGTGCCGACCAGGAGCTGGAGGCGTGCTGTGAGTTTGATGCAACGGTTTACTCAACCGACTGTGCCGATAAGCTTCGCCGCCACCGCCGCCCCAAGCCGCCGAGCTTGAAGGAGCAGGCGCTGGAAGAAGTAGGCGTCTTTGAAGGTATGGGCACATGCAACATCGACATCATCCGCCGCGCTCTTGAATCCCTGCCCGATTAGTCCGATCAACTTGTAAGCCGTACTTACACGTTGCCCGAACGTGTCAAACATTCCGGAATTTCCGGACAGTTCACCTACTCAACCAATGACCATCCTCTGCGACTACGAGATCAAAGCGCTGTGCAATGGCGGCATGGTGCAGAACTATGACGAGGCATTGATCAATCCCGCCAGCCTTGACCTACGGCTGGGTGACACGATCATGATCGAGTCGGCAGAAAACCTAGACATGCGCCCGCTCAGCATTGCAGGACGCACGGCAGAGAATCCCTACGAGTTGAAGCCTGGACAGTTCATCCTTGCTCAGACCATCGAGGTGTTCAACATGCCGGAGAATATCGCTGGCTTGTTTTTCCTCAAGTCCAGCCGCGCACGCGAAGGCTACGAAAACCTGCACGCCGGCTATGCCGACCCTGGCTGGCATGGCAGCGTTTTGACCCTAGAGCTGAAGAACAGTCGCCAGATACTGCCGCTGCCGCTATGGCCTGGATTAAAGATCGGGCAGATGGTGTTCTTCCGCATGAGCCAGCAGCCTCTCACCAGCTACGCCGAGGTTGGCCACTACAACCAGCACGGCAGCGTGATGGGCTCAGTGGCCGCCTAACTCACGCGCGGCATCTAGGTGCCATTGCTCCAAACCGCTGCGTAGCGCTGCTGATGCCTCTTGCGCTAGCCAGTGGATTTGAGACCGCTGGCTTGCTTCTTGCTCAGCAAGTAGCAGCGCATACTCCAACAGGCCAGCCCAATCTGCTGCAGCATGTAACGCACGCAACTGCGCAGCATTGGCAGCGCCATGAAATTGTGCTTCCATTGTGTGAACTAACGGATTCTCCATGTCTGATGCCATTGGCGACTACTTAAACAGTATCGCTCGCTATCCACTTTTAACACCGCAACAAGAGATACAACTGGGTCGACGCGTCGCAAGGTGGAAAGAACTTAAGGATCTTGATAGACCCTTAACCACTCAAGAACGCCGTGAGTTGCGCAGTGGTGAACGCGCCCGCCAGCGGTTTATGCAGTCAAACCTGCAGTTGGTGGTGCATGTAGCCCGCAAGTACAGCAAGCGCAACAATCAGACACTGGAGATGCTTGATCTGATCCAAGAAGGCAACATCGGCCTTGCGCGTGCTGTAGAACTGTTTGATTACAGCCGCGGCTACAAGTTCAGCACCTACGCCTATTGGTGGATTCGTCAAGCCATTGGCCGTGCATTGGTGCAATATGACCCGATCATCAGGCTGCCGCTTGGTATTCACGAGATGCTGGTCAAGATCAACAAGACTGCACAGCTATTTGCGCAGGATCATGGCCGCACCGCAAGCATGTCAGAGCTTGCTGCAATGCTTGATGTGACGCCAGAAATCATATCTGACACATTGCGTCAAGCGTACCGTGTCACCAGCCTCGACAAGCCAACGCAAGAAGATACATCTAACATCTTGGACCTAATCGCAGACGAGAAGCAATATGACGTTGAATACGACTGGCAGCTTGAGGTGCTCCGTGATCATTGCGAACAATACCTAGACGAACGCACTCGTGAAATTATCTATGCACGCAACAGCCGCAACCCTGTGCCGTGGAATGACCTTGAAAAGCGTTTGGGCATCTCACGCGGCCATATGTGCCAACTGCAGCTGCGCGGCATCAATCGGCTTCGTATGCTGATAGGCAATCCGCTGGCAGGCACCCCACTTGGCGCCAACGATACAAAAGATAGGGAATATGTGGAGGGTATGCCTAGCGGGGATGTGCAAGGATCACCAGCAGGAATGGCAGGCTAAAGTGTTCTATCATCAGATGCTTGAATCCATCGCAACACCGCAAGTTCACGATCAAGCAGATAAGAATCCTGCCGATTGAACCACTGCTGCCATTCTTCACTGCCTTTGCGGCGGTTGCAATTACGGCACGCTGGCACCAAGTTTGCAGTTACCGTAGCGCCACCTTTATGGCGCGGTCTGACGTGATCCAACGTGTCTGCTGACTCGCCGCAATAGGCGCATTGATGTTGCCAAGCCCCAAAGATTTCTTGTCTGAATTTGTGTTTTGCACTGCGTTTTGGTACGAGGTTTGCGCCATCAATGCAATGATCCACTTAGACCGTCGGGCGACACGTAACATCAACGCCGCCCCGAGCGCGTGGTGTTAAATCAAGCCAGATGCCACCAAGTGATTTTGGCATTACGATGCGCTCCACTGCCCATCCGCCAGTGCCACCAAACTCTTGCTTGTAAGTGCCGGTCTGCAGGTGCCAACGCTGCTCAACCCATGCTTTGCCGTTATCGCTGATGCGATAGCACGGATGCGCCACGATGCTGCGTTCGTGGTTGTGACCGTTTAATACGATGTCAGCATCAGGTGCGATCTGCGCATAGCGCCCGCCGCCCATCGTGCCCTTGGTGACAATACCGCCCCATGCACCATGGTGGAAGAACAACGTGCAGCGGCGGACGCCGCCACCTTCACGCTCAAAGACAAAGCGCACAAATCCTTGATAGCCCATGTGCTCAGTGACTGCGCCATCGTTGCGCATGAGCCGGACTACGTTTTCTAGTGGGTCGATCTCTTGATTGTTGAGCACGGCAGTTTCGTGGTTGCCGTCACCCATCATCAGGATCATCTCGCCGTAGGGGTTCAGGAAATCCGCTGACTCACGAAAAACCAGATCAAAGTAGTTGCCGCCTAAGTGCTCTGGCCTGATGTCGCCTTTGCTGCCGCGACGATCTTTCTTGCCTTGCATCAAGCACATCACATCACCAAAGAACAATGCCTTGCCACCGATGGACTTGCACTCTTCTAAATGTTGCTTGAGCAATCCACGGTTGCACTTTGGATTGTCTAGGTGAATGTCAGACGCTAGCAGGAATGTGACTGGTTCCTTGACGCTGGTGTAAGGAATGCGCACCTCTAGCAGCTCTGGCGATAATCGCGTGGATGTAATCGCCATGCCGTTGGTAGCGGCTTACACTGCAGTCTAGTAATCCCAACGCACTCTGGGCTTGCCGCGTCGCACCCCTAAATGCACAAATCCTTTAGGTGCGCCGTAGCCGAGTGAATAGGGCCAGTGATCATCGCACCAATCCTGCACGTGGTTGATGTTGACCTCGCGGATGTAAAAATCAACAGCTCCGACATTGGGCGCATCGTATAGGTGCTCGCTACCACTAGCCCCTCCGACTGCTGCATTGATGGCACGCGGACGGTAGCCACTTGTAATCACAACAGGCTTGCCGCCAAACCTAACGCGAGCACGCTCAAGAAATGCCGCTAGCTCTGCTGCCGTGTCGAGCTGATATTGATGGTCAAAGCGTCGTGCTTCTTGAAACAATGCAAACTCTCCGAGCTGCACATGCGGCGTAATGCGCGCAGTGAAGGCGCTATCCGTGCTGAGCTTGGCCGGATCCTGTTGCTGCTCACCAGCCCATAGCCTGCCTTCTGCGCGGCGACGACGCAGCAAGCCTGCCTCTACGGCACTGCCTGGATTGCGGTATAGCTCCATTGCCTCTGGTACTGCTGCCCAATCCTTATCCCGCAAGCATCTGCTGATGGTCTCAAAGCCAGCGCTGCCGTAAAAGCCAGCGCCAAGGTTGTAGGCAAATGACAGCAACGCACATTGCTTGTTGCCGCTCATTGCACCCCAAAAAGGCACGCTGCTGCGGAGCTTTTCTGCAATGCGCTCTACTTCAACATCAAGCAATTGATCGGCGTCAATCACAGTAATCTTGTCACCGCGTTGCACCTTGCGGCCATCTGGATAGCGCGTGGTGCCATAGCCGATGGTTGCTACATCCCATCCATGTAGTGGATCGGGGTAGGCGCTTAGGTGCACGCCCTCAAACTCTTTAATGAGTTTTACCGCTGCGTCATAATTATGCAACTTGCCGCCAGCCTGCCAAGTCTTGTACCATGCTTGGCTGCGATCAAACACTTGCGGCGCTGTTTTTATTAGCTCTGCCTCAAGCTCAGACACCGCCGCCATTTGATGCGGTGTGCCGTGCTTGTAATACTTAAACAGATCGGATAGCTTGATCATCGCTTGACGAATGGGGTGATTACACCGGCAAGGATCTCAATGGCCCTATAAATCTTGACGACAGTCTTAGCAGCAGCAGTCAGTGCTGCATCGTCTTTTGGTGTTGGCGTCAGATTGACCACGATCAATGCCACGCCGTGGACTGCAACCGCTAAGGCGATGTAATCAGTGACGCGATCCATGGCTAGCAGGACGGTGGACGTACTTCCAGCTTAGATACCCTTTGCTCAACGGTATTAAGGCGAGAGAAAAACTCCTTGCGATCTTCCTTAATATCCGAATGCAATACTTCTAATTGCGTTGCAATATGTTCAACGGCGCTCGTGAGGCGAATAACCGCATCACGTGCTTCGTCTGACTTGCGACTAAACCCCATTGCGCCCATAGCGGCAACTGAGATACTTGCGCCGGCCACTGCGGCTATGACTTCAATCATGGCAGCATTGGCTACGGGTATAGCTTAGCGACCCTGGCCCTTACGAAGCTTTCGAGTGCCGCGCGGCTTACTGCGCTTTCCGTTGCCTTGCCGGGTGAGCTTGGGCTTACCAGCTTGATGATCCAGCCGCCCAGTGCCGCTTTTTGCTTTAACAGCCATCAGCAGTCCTCCGCGTCGGCGTACTCGGGTTGGCCCTTGAGCCAGGTGTAACCGATGGCCAGCGGGTTATCGCCGGGCTGCAGCTCGCCGGTGGGCGCAAACATTGTGCGGTCCCAGACCGGACTGGCATTCTCGTTGCGGGCATCAGCGTTCGCGTAATGCGAAATCTGAATCAGCGTTTGCTCCTTGTCGCAGCGCATCAGGGTGATGCGGGCGTAGGTATCGGCCATAGGGATGCCGATGTTGGTCTGAGCCAAGGAAGTTGTGAGGGCCATTAGTAGGTCATCTCCGTGGTTTCAATTTTGGCCACCCAGCGGATGGTGGTAGCTAATGCGCCAGTGACTTCAACTTTAATGCCGCCGTTGGTGGTGTCTGCCGTGACGGCAACAGCCCATGCTGCAGCACCGGCGTCGTTGTGGGTCATGGTGACAGTCGGCGTGCCAACCATCGCGGTAGATGCTGCGTTAGCGCCACGTTTGATGGCACCGTTGATTGTCCAGCGGGCGGTGTTGCCTGCGGCTGTGACGCCTGCGATCACCTCACCGCTGAAGCTGTAGGCCGCGTTATTGGGGAGGATGACTTGGTTGGTGGTGCTGGCGGCGCTGCTGTCGCTGCAGAGGACTGTGGCGGTGGCGTCGGTGGTTTGGCGGCCTAAGAGTAGGAGGGCGGATTGGGTGGCGCCTTGCGCGTTGGCGATAGGGATAGAACAAGCAGGAAATATGTGATTTCCAACAATAGATCTTACGGTGCCCCTTCTTCCTCCAGCGACAAAAGATTGCGAAGCGTTTGCAATATTATCTATTCCGCCAACAATACAAGAATTAGATCCAGATGCTGCGTTGGTGTCACCCGCTACGACAATACTACGCAGTCCACTTGCAATATTGCCAATCCCACCCCCCACAAACGAATACTGCCCACTCGCCGTATTACCACTCCCCCCACAAACCGCAGCGTGGGTGTTGGTTTGGGCGGTGTTGCTCTGGCCGCCGCCGACGAAGGAGTAGGTGCTGGAGGCGGTGTTGCTATCTCCACCGACAACCACGGAAGACACACCAGAGGCTTGATTTGAAACTCCCGCCAAGATGCCTGAAGTTGTTCCACTTGCAACTTGCGCTGCGGTCCCTCTGTTTTTTTGAAAATCCGTAGATCTTTGTCCGCGTAGATTGCCGCCTGTCGTTGTTTCGTCAGGCACTTGAGCAATAGTCGCCCCGAATCCCTTGGCAACTAGAGCTACATCTAAGTTGGTTCGCAGGATTGTCTCTCTGTCTTCAGGAGGCAAAACAGCAACAACAGGACGGGTTGCATTGGTGCCTGTTGAAAATAGCCGAGTAACAATAGACAGAGCGGCACGTGACGCCCACCCTCCAGTATTCAGGTTCATGTCAGGTCACCGCCCCATGCGCTGACACGAACCGTGCCGGTGGTTGGCGCAACGCTAATCGTGGCGCCCAGCTTGTAGCTCGCGCTCGGTAGCACCAGATCCGTGTATGCCGTCACCAGGCGATAGCCCTTGACGGTGTTGCTGCCGGTGGTGGCGCTGATCGTCACCTGATCAAATAGGTCCCACTGCGTGCCGTCCCACAGGAACAGGTTGACCAGTGCTGCGACGGTAGTGGCGGTGCCTTGCACGTTGACGCTCAGCACCCGGGTGCCAGCGCTGGCGCCCACGATGAGGTCGTTGATTGTGCCGGTGCCATCCGTTGCGGTGTTCGCCGTGCTCAGCGACAGTCGCCCGATGCGCGGGGTGGAGATGAAAGAGGGTGAGGCTGCCATGGCTTAGATGCAGTTGACGTTGAGGTAGAGGTTGTCACCAACGGAGCTGCCTCCGCCACCGCCACCTGCTGTTGCCCATGACAGCACACCAGAGCCGTTGGTGCTGAGCACTTGGCCGGTGGTGCCATCAGCGGCAGGCAGTGTCCAGATGCGGTTGGTCGTGATGGTCGACGGGGCCTTGAAGCCGACATAGGCGGATGAGTCCGCATCAGCCAGCCGCAGCTCGCGTTGAGCGTTGAGCGTTATGTCAGTTTCAAAAGCCCGTGCCATCAGCCGATCACCACGACGCGATAGGCGTTAGAAGCAGGTGCCGTGGCAAACACCAACGTGGCGGTGGTTGTGCTGGTGCGTTGCACGTCCACTTCCACGTCGTCATAGGTGCCGGAGTTGGGAAACACGCGAATGATCACGTCACGAGTGTTCAAGCTGTGCGTGATCGTATAGCTGGTTGCGCTGCCGTCACCGATGTTGGTGCTGTACTTCTTGATCCGCCCGGACCAGCTGGCCAGCTTCAGCGGTGTGACGATACGCAGGTCGTCGGTGCCAGCGTCAACCTCGGCCTGCGTGGCAAGTTCGGCGATACCAGCAGTCGTCTCACTGGCTGCAGGTGCTGCAGCGGCAAACGATGTCCAAATGACATTGCTGCTATCAATAGTGCCGTTGACCTGCGTCTGACGCCACGTCGTACCAGCGTCGGTGCCTTCCTCGACGGTGATGATCGCCTGTTCAAGCTCAGCAAAGGTGCTGGCATCAAGCGAGCGGGTCATGGCAACCGCGCTGCCATTCCACACATAAATGCCGTTCTCGCTTTGCGTGGATTGGTTGCGCACCAGCACCCGATCCTGTGACGCCATGGTCACGCCATCAACCGTGGCGCCAGGACTGCTCAGGTTGATATTGCTTTGCGTGCCAACGCGGGCGCTGTCCTTCCATGCCAGACCTTCAACCGCAGAGTCCACGTAGGACTTGGGCACTGCGTCGCCAGATGCAGTTGGCGTCGGGACATTGATGACCTTCGAGACGCTTTGCAGGTCTAGGTCGGTAAAAAACTTGCGAGCCATGTCAGATCAAGCGAGCGAGGCCAGCGGATGCTGGGTTCAGTGTAACAACGGTTTGGTTATCACTTGGATGCGCCACATCACCATCAATTTCTTGACTACCACTATCAAGTAATTCAACAGATGGTTTATAGCCAAGATTGTGGTTAATAGTCCAAGTTGTTGCTGGTGCAATTTGTTGGTACACAAACGCAGCCGCCCCTGATGGTCCTTGCGGACCTTGCGTGATTGCGGTGACGGTGCTGGTAACAGGTACGGTGACAACAGTGCTGCTGCCGTTTTCGGTGACGGTGACCGTATTAGTTACAGAGCTGACGTTGACGGTCGTCATCCCGTATACCCCTCGCTGACGTAAATGATGCCTTCGAGGTAATACTCTTTGAGGCCGGAGGGGTTGGTCAGCAGTACGTCGTAGTACGCCTCATTGGGCAGCGTTGCAGTCTGGTCATCCGTCAACGCGATGGCGACTGTTCCAGTGCTGCGGTTGGTGTAGGTAACGGTGAAGTCGCCGTATTTGGTGGTGCGCCCTTGGTTCCAGGATTGCGCTGCAACGGTCCAGCCGGTCAGGTTGATGGCAGCGTCAGTGCTGTCCTTGAACTGCAGCGTGATGCTGTAGTCCGCCCGGCGCTGCAGGCTGATGTTGTAGGTGCCGGGTGAGATTGCCATGATCAGCTCAGGCCAAACAGCTCTTTCAATTCTGCAACCGTCAACCCAGCGGCTTCCAGCTTCTGCTCAGTGGTGAGCACTGGAGGGGCAGGTGGTTCAGGGGCAGGCTCGGGAGTGTTGCCTTCATCGAGCCATGCTTGGTATTCCCGCCATTCGGGGGTGCCATTGTTTTGTGGCGGCAGGAACATGATGCTGCCATTTTCAAGGGGCAGTTTGATGCTGGTGTTGGTGGTTAGTTGGTAGGTCATGGATCAAAGCTCCACAGCAGCAATGTTATTAACATAAACAATCACATCTTGCTGGCTCCCCGATGCGGAAAATTCTACTCCGTTAGCGTAAACACTATTGGCCGTTACGGTGCCGGTCCCTGCTATTTTTGATCCCATAGTTACATTGGGTATAGTTCTTTTGCTGACCACAAATTGACCTTGCCCGCGTATAATTTGCGTTCCAGAACTCCAAGGCAGCATGATTGCGACCGGGCCAAAAATCTCGTAATACCTCTGACAAAGCGCCAGCTCCTGCCCGTAACTCCTGCGTTCAAACGGGGTGGCGACGGTTCCGGGTTCTAGTTGCACATCAGTGATATACAAGAAATCGCCTGCAGTCGTATCTGTCACATCAGACCAAATGAATACGATAATGTTGTTAGTGCTGGCTGTATCAATGTTTGCAGACAGCGAATAAGTGGCGTAGCTTGTTGTGACGCTTAAATTCGCAGGCGTGTTCTCGTAGGTGGCATTGGCAATCAGCGTTGGATTGGTGCCTTCTGCGCCCCATGCGCTGATAATGTCGCTTGTCACTGTATCAGCAGTGCCAGACCACGCAACAATCGCGGCTTTTACGTTGTCGAGCTTGGTAGTAGAGCTAACTTTTGCCTTAAAACTCAGCGTGACATTGCCACCTGTTAGCCCAACGCAGTTGACGTTTTCAATAATTTGAGCAATGCCAAACTTCTTGTTTACTGTTTCAACATCAAGCGCAATGGCATATTTCTGATTGGTCGGTACGGTTGATGTTTCCTGCGTTACGTCAATAGCATCGTTGCCATCGCTCAGAATGTACCAGCGGTCGAGCGTGTAGGCGTCGTCATTATTGGCAGCGCTTACAAAACTTGTGCCCCGTTGCGCAACGGAAAAGTCACCGTTGATGATGCGGTTACGGGTGCCACTGAGCGGTCCGCCGTTGAGGTTTGCCACCTGCACCTGATCGGTGCCGGCGTCGATCTTGAACAGGTTTGGCTCGGTGTCGCCTTCAATCCTGAAGTCAACGTCAGCGCCACCATCATTGAACACCACCTCGGTGGAGCCGTTGAAGTTGACGCGTTGAACACCAGCTGTGGTGATGGCTACTTGGTCGGTGCCGGGGCTGTAGAAGCCGGTATCGGTGCCGCTGTCCTTGAAATACAGCGACGGTGCAGCAGCGGTGCCGTTCTCCAGCGCGATCGTTGTCCACTCGCCATCAAGCTGGTACAGCGTGATCCAGCCGCTGTTGGCTGCGTTGCGAATTTTGTACAGGCCAGTTGAAGTATCCGCCCACGGCATGTAGGCGACGGTCTCAGGCGGCGCAGTGGCGCTGCTGTTTTGCGAGAACAATGCCAGCAGTGCGTCGTTCAGGTCAGCGCGTACAGCCGAACCACTGCCGTTTGGAATTATGTCCGTGCCCGTCCAGTCGTACGTGGCCATGGATTATGCGCCTTTACCGTATCCTACCGCTGACCACGCAAACAGGCGATCAACTGCAGTGCCGCTGCTATTGCGGAAAGTCACATCAAAACCGCTGCTGCTGACGTTGGTCACATTGAAGTAGTCACCAGATTGCAAATTCTGAGCGGTGATGCCGATGGATGGCAAGATGCTGTTGACGCCGCCGAGCACAGCAGAGCCAGTCCAGTAAGGATTGGCAAACGCAACGCTTTTTGTGCCAGCGCCGCTTGCCTCGGCTACCACCGAGCTTTCAATGCGCCGCTGGAATGATGCTTTGTATCCCAGCTCGTAGCAGGCAAACGCCTGCGACAGCGTAAAGGCGGCGGCATCTAGCTTGAACTGGAACGCTCGCGCGGTGAAGGTGCCGTTGCCGAATTCTTGGTAGTCACTCCACGTTGGCGATCCAGTGGGGTTGTCGTCGGTGGTGCGCACGCAGACCTTGGAGTTCACCTGATCCGCCACTGCACCTTCAAAGTCAACCCACGTATCAATCAGGTCGGTGCGTTCGTCGATCAAATCAGACGGGTAGAAGCCGCCAGCAACAAGATGACGCCGCAGGTCTAGCGAATACTTAGCGCCTAGATCCAGCACTTCAGTAAACACATAACTGCCAGTAGTGGCAATGTCGCCGTAATAGTCAAGGTCTAGCAGCAGGTCAAGGTCTGCGATGGTGTCAAACAGTGCTGAACCGCCAAGCGTAATGGCGTCATATTCGACGCTGTAGAACAGGTTGGTGAACTCGCCTTGGAATGGCGGGTCGGTTATGTCTTCGCGTTTATCCAGCACCAAAAAGGCGCTAAGTGGATCGGGAAGATCAACAATGACGCTGGCCTCACCAAGGCTTTGTTTGCCGCTGCTGTCTTCAAACTTGACGATGTATTCACCCTCGACCATCGGCACGATCGCCTCGGTGCTGTAGCCAGGCACTGCAGGGATGAGATCCTGCGAATTAGTCCATGAGCCGGTGCCGTCTGTGATGCTGGTGTGGCGGATGTGGACGCGACCGCCGATCTTCACGTCAAGATCAGTTGAGGCGCCCCAACGCAAGCGTGCAGAGTTGGCGCTGATCTGCTCAATCGTCAGATTCTGTACATTGGCGGGCTCAGCTAATTTGCCGCGTGCTGATACATCAAGACGTGCTGCTTGCGCTGATGGCCGCAAGCCAGGATTGACGCCATAGATCAACACTTCATAATCGCCAGGCGTGGTGTCATAGATGACGTATTCCTGCGTTGTGACGTAGCTCTGCGCCCAGTTGCCGTCTACCCTGCGCCATTGCACCAGGTATTGCACAGCATTGGTGCGCCCATTTTCATCAATGGATGCAAGCCAGTTGATGATGAGCTTGGACAGCACCTGCCCAGACTCTTCGTACAGCACCTCTTGAAAGATTGGCGCACGTGGTGCGCTGGCTGGCTTGTTGAGGTCAGTGATGTCGCGCTCTTCTAACGCCGTGCCACGCTCGATGTAGTCGTATTTGCTGGCGTTGTAAGCAATGGCGCTGATGGCATAGTTGCTACCGTCTTGCTCTTGAACGGTAAGCACGCGCCACGTTGACGTTTGGATGGCTCTGGTTTGATAAATCCAGACGCTGTTGGCGTTAGGTGCTGTTGAGAATGCCGACGACACAGTGATCACATCACCAGCGATGGTTGCGATGGTGCGCGTCTGGACGCTGCCATCAGGCATGATCACAGACAGATCAGCGCCTGCTGCTGTCAATCCAGTGGCATCATCAACGGTGATGGCTGTGGTCGTTGCAGCAGAGATGCGGCCACCGCGACGTGCGCCAGCCTTGACTGGATCGGCTACTTCAATGATCTGCCCAGGGCGCACCAACACGCCAGCATCAATGGAGGCCGTGAAGCTGATGATCTCGCTTTCGTAGCGTTCGGAATACAGCAGCCACTCGCCGATGCGATACGCCTGCCCGCGACTGGTGCAAGCAAAGGCGCTGATTTCAGTTTTGACGACGCCATATTTCTGGATGGCTTCTGCGTCTTCTACGACTTCGTAGGCAATGTCACGCGACTGCAGATCGAGGTAGCTAACAACGCAGACCGTGGGACGCGTCTTGCGGCTGCCACCTTGATAGCTGAAGCCTTCCTCGGTTACATTCGCCAGCGTGAACAGGTAGGCAGTATCAGCGGGCCTGTCTTGACTGATTGTCAGTGCGCCAGTGCTCCAATACGGCATACAGCGCATTACGCTGCACATGTCGTTGATTAGCTTGTACGCATCTTCTGCAGTTTGGATGTTGACGTTGCAGGAGAAGCGCGGCTCCTGTCCGCCGAAGCCATCAGGCACCAGCTCGGAGCAATACTGGCTGGCTGCGTAGAAGGCGAACTTATCAAGTTGCGCAGCTTCAATGTGATCACCAAAGCCATAGCGCGTTGATGTGAGCAAGTCCCACAAGATCCACGCAGGGTCGCTGCACCATTGCGCTGCACCAAAGGTGCCGTTCCAGATGCCGGCATAGATCAGCCTGCCGGTAACGCTATCAACGGTGGCATTGCTTGGGATGCGCACCTTGATGCCACGGATCAGATAGGACCGCGATGGGATGCGGTTGAACTGCTCGGCGTCAATGCGCGTCCAAACCAGGGCACTGTTGGGATAGCGCAGTTTGGCGTAGATGATTTCGGTGTAGCTGGTCCAGTTGAAGGCGTTGACGACTTTTGGGTCGGTGCTATCTGGCCGGTCGCGTTCGATCTTGATGTCGATCGGATACGTGCTGGCAAGGTTGATTAGGTAGTCACGCTGATAGGCGTCACCAGTGCGTCCGCTGATGGTGCCGGTAACGGCCAAGTTGTAGCCGCCACCGTTGTACTGCACGTAAATGCGCAAACCAACTTGCGAACCGAGCACATCGCCTTCGTTGGTGAAGGTTTGCAGTTGCGGCACCGTAATGGTGATACGTGCAGCATTAACGCTGGTGTCTGTGATGGTGCGCACCACTGGCGATGCGTACTGCACCTCAACGCCTACTGACTTCTCATCCTCTACGTCAGATGTGCCAGGGATGTAAGTCTGATTTTGCGTGCCATTGCGCGTGGCAATGGAAACGTTCTGGAAGTTGTATGTACCGTCTGCATTTTGCAGCGGCGTGTTATCAATGAAAATAGATTGGTAGCCATTCTTCAGCCCTTCGATCTCGCCCTCGCTGATCAAATCGAGGACTTGCGCATATTGCTTGGAATTAAGACTGTCGGTTTCAGTAACAGGAGTGCGTGGTGCGGGTTGCGATTGTGCGCCGCCGCCTTTACCGCCACCGCCGCCAGCGCCATAAATGCGGGCCATCAGCCGTACACCTCTACGGTATCAATACCAGCCGAGATGGTGACAGATCCGACTAAGGTTTCGCCGTAAACAATCGGCACCGGTGTGCCTTGCCTGCTGGTGTTTTGGATGCCGCTGAAGCTGTAGCTCTTGCGTGGATCGTTGTTGTCTTGTGGTGTGCCGGGTTGGTTGATTTTTGGCGTCGGGGTGAGCAGGCCAGCAACCCCACCAAGAACAAGGCTTACGCCAATACCAGCCAGAACTGTGCTGACTGCAACAGGTGCAGCAAGCCCAAGCAATCCGATAGTTGCGCCGCCAGTGAAAAATGCACCGGCAATCAATGCAGCCCCAATCAAAATACGCCCCACATTGCCACCAGCACCCACCAACACCGGCACTACCTTGATCTCCTGCTGCCCAGCTGGATCGTGCAGCTCGTCCATGGTCAGCGCATATTTCCCCACGCTCACGCGGTAGTGCTGATCCGCCATGTGCTTTTCAAGTTGCGGGAAGTTCACCACCAGAAATCGCACAGCCTCAGCGGCACTGGCAACATCTGCCTCAAACACACGCTGCCCCAGAAACTTGGCAAGTCGTCCATATACCCGGATCTTCCGCAGCATGACTCGACTCAACCTCCACCTATCGTAACGAACTTGGGGTGTCGCAATCTACGGCCTGTGCATTTTTGCAGCCAACCGCCGCCGCCGTATAGGTCACGGCTGCTGAGGCGTCCGCGCAGGTGATGTAGCACCATGCTGTCGCCGATGTAGACAGCGCAATGGTTCAAGCCACTGCCTGAAATGTTCATCAGCAGGAAGTCGCCTTTTTGCAGCTCTTGCTCTTCTTCCAGTTCTCGGAATCCAGCCGCGCGCCAGCAGTCGTCAAACATTGGTGCCGCCTCAAACTGCTCTGGCGTTAGCGGGCGCTCCCAATCTGGGAGGTGCAGGCTGTGCTCTGCGTACCAATCTCGCGCCAGTGTCCAACAGTCGCTGACGCCCCATGTCCACTGCCTGCCGATAAGCGGTGCCTTAAAGCCGCTTGGCTTGCACTCGCCCCATGTCTCAAGCTTGGGGTTGACGATGTACCACGGCAAGCCGCTTGCTTCGCAGCCCATCAGGTCTGGCTGACTGGGGACAGGTGGCGTCATCGGGTGAGAGTGGACGACGGCTACCACCTCGCCTTTGTCTTCCGCAGCGGCATAGTCGTCAGGATCGAGGATGAACTGATCGCTGCCGGTGCTCAGATTGCGGCATGGCACATAGTGCTCGCGCCCTTTGATCACTACCAGCAGGCCACATGCCTCGCGCGGATCCTCGGCTTTGGCGTGGTCAAGAGCATCAGTGCGCCAGGTCATCCGCTGAAGGCTCCGATGCCCGGGTAGCTGCCAAATGGCAGCTCAGCCGTAGCGCCAAAGTGCGCTTTGCAGTCAGTCAGTGTCTTGAGGCATGTCGGCAGCCCGCCGCTGTAGCCGCACTCAGTGGACTTGTACACCCACTGGCAGATATTGGCGATGCACTGCCGCTTGGGTGCGCTAACACCAGCAAGGTCAAACGCTGCCGCAAGCTCGAACTCCACCACCTCGCGGTTTTCGATGGTTTTGCGGTCGAGGTAGTAGATCTCGCGCGGAAACTCCGCCGTTGGGTCTGGGCTGTAGGGGCTAACACCGCCGGGAAAGTTGACCGCGTCGATGTAGCGGGCCAGCGTGCGGATGCGGGTGAACTTGGCACCCTCCAGTCCATCCGGCAGCGTCAGCAGCAGTGCCGTGATGGTGCTGAGGATGTTGCTCACGCGAATCTTTGGACGCGGCAGTTGACCGTTGCCGCTGTATTCAAAGCCATCAGCCTCGACTGGAAAGCGCTGGTAGCTGTTGCCATTCCACACCACCTCGCCATTGTTGTTGAGACTAGTGCCAGCGTGAAAGCGGTAGATATCAGTCGTGCCGTGTTGGGCAGTGTTTAGCTCCAGCTCAAATAGCTCAATGACAGCGCTGGGCGCTACTTCCTGTAGGGCTGAGACGGGTACGGTCATGGCTCAAATACTTGCCGAAATGTTGCCGTGATCGTTGCGCGTCCGGTGTACGGGATTGTCTTCTGCCATGTTTCGCACACCCACTTAGCAGACGATTCGCCCGGTGGTGTCCAGTCAAAACTGGCGCCATCGGCAGCGCGGGCGTCCAAGAATGTCTCGATGGTATCGCTGTTGGCTTCTGTGATGTTTTGCCAAGTCAGATCCCACGTCTTTGGGTTTTGGTTCAGGCCAAACGTGATCCGCTGTTCGTAGCCATCGCCAAACTGCGTCTTGCGCACCTTGGGCGCTGATGATTTATTGGCGCCATAGGCAGGCGTGATTGCAGGGAATGTAGCCATTACGCGAGGATGCCTCCGGGTCGCCTCTGCTTAATCAATTCTGCCTGCACCGCAGCAGCAATGACACGGCCAAGCGCCTGTCCTTCGGGCTGGTTGCCTTGCACGTTGGTGCCTCCTGCATCGACGTTGACCACGATATTGGCACCACCACCAAAGCTGCCAGCGCGGGCAATGCCGCCGCTGCGCCCTGGCATGAATAGCTCCGGTCCACGCTCGCCCACGAGGTATGGCTGCCCTGCCATAACGCTGCCGCCTTGGGCACGCTGTGGGATGCCGAAGTTGGGGCCGAGCGTGCCAAATTTGCCGACCATGCCACCGCCTGCACCTAGTGGTGTTGCGGCGCTGAATGGTGTTAGCACGCCTTTTAATGCATTAATTGCCTGCTCAATCACAAAGATCTGCAGCAGTTGCTTTGCGATGTCGATCAGTACGCCAGATGCAATCCGCTTGAGGCTTGCGCCAAATGCCTCGGATCCAGCAATCAGCGCATCAAATGCACCGCCAATGCCTTGACCAAGAGTATTAGAGATACCATCTGCAAGCTTGAGCTGATTCTGGGCTGCTGTGTTTAGCTCGTACTGCTGCTCGATGTGCTTTTGCAGTGCATTGAATCTGTCCTGATCAGCCCTTGCTTGCAGCTCGTTTAGATCGCGCTGCACTTCGCGCTGGTTGGCAACTAGCGCAGTTTGCTGTTCAAAGATAATTGCCTTTTTAGCCTGTTCGTTTGTTTCCTTGACCAACTGTTCGGCGTATTGATATTGCAGATCAAGCTCACGTTGCTGACCTTGCAAACGCGCAACGAGCATCGGATCTCGCGCTGCTTCTGCTGCCGCAATCTTGTCCTGCAGCTCGGACTTAGCGCGAATCAAACCAGTCTCAGCAATCCGTGCCCGGATGACTTCAGCAACGCGCTCGGCTTCTTTCTTGGCGGCTTCTGCGGCGCGTTCTGCTTCGCGCTTTGCTTTGTCGGCTGCTTTTTCAGCGTCGGATTTGCCCTTGCGGCTGCCGCTGTCCCCCCCAAGCAATTCCGGCACCCCACGTGATCCTTGGGGTGCAGTGACTTGCGGCTTGACTTGTCCAGTGCTGATGCCAAACGATTCGATTAGATCACGTTCGCGTTGCGCAGCAAGCTGCTGAAATTGTCGATTGCGCTCGAATGGATCTTTGATTCGGCGCATGTTGACAATTCGCTCTGCTTCGCTTTGCGCTTGACGCAGCACTTGCTGACGCTGCGCTTGCCCCATGCCGAATGATTTAGCCCTAGCGCCAGTTGCGATTAGCTGATTGATTGTATTAAGCGCAAATATAGCTTCATTCAGCACTGCCTTAATTGCTGGAGTTAGCGCGGATCCAACGGTTCGCGCCAATGACTCAATGCCATCTTGCAGCGTGCTAAATCGCCCATTTAGCGTGTCGCTTTGAGCGATAGCGCCGTTAGCATATTTGCCACCTGTATCTGTTAGCCGTTGCAGCGCAACTTCAACGGCTTCTGCGCTGATCTGTCCTTTACTCAACGCCTTGCTAAATTCCTCACCGGTGAGCCCATACATCTTGCGCAGCTCATCCTGCAGCGCAACACCACGCTCTTGGAACTGCAGCAGCTCCTCGCCTTGCAGTCTGCCCTTAGCGATGACTTGACCGTAGGCAAGGGTCAGCTCGCCTAGGTTGGCGCCAGTTGCTCCGGCAACATCGCCAAGCCGACGGGTGGTTTCTGCCACGTCTTTGGCGCTAACACCAAAAGCCGTCAAGCGCTTAGCGCTTTCGATTAGCTCGGTGCCTGTGAATGGCGTTGCTGCTCCAAGTTGCTGCAGCTCTTGGATGATTTGCTTTGCTTGCTGAACGCTGCCGGTCAGCGTTTGAATGCTTCTGGTTTGAGATTCAAGCTCTGCAGTTTTGGCGAATACGAACTTGGCTGCTTGAATCGTGCCAAATCCTGCCGCTAGCCCGGCGACTGCATTGCGCAGAGTGCCGATGCCAGCTGTAGCCGCCTTTGACGCTGCGTTGACTTGCTGAAGATTGCGTACAGCACCTTGGCTGTTTACCTGTACGTCAACAACAGCAACAGCCACAGCGGCACCTCCCTATGTGATCAGTCTACCGGTGCCGCGCCTTGTCTATCTCTATCTTTTCGCGCTTGCCCTTGACCTCATAGTAGGCTGCAAAATGTATGAACTCAGCATCAGTCAGCTCAGTGCGCAACCGGCTAACTGTCATGCCAAGTTCAGTTGCCAGGAAGAACTCAAAGAATAGCCAGGAGTCTTCCTCTAGTCGTTTTTTGCTTCTTCAATGTTGGCTTCACCGCCAAGGCCAAACAGGAATAGCTCTAGTTCGTTCAGTACACGCTCAGGCAGCTCTCGTTGCAGCTTGGCAGCATCAGCAGCGGCGAATGCCTTGGTGCCATTTTCAAGCTCTGCCATCTGGCACAGCATCTGCGTGCTGATCTCTAGCGCCTCATCAGAACCGGCAAGCGTAGTTGCCTTCTTGCGATCAGCACGGGTAATGGGCTTGAAATACAGATCCAGCACCGCATCGCCAGCGTCATTGGTGACGCTGAATTTACGGCGCTGGTTCAGATCAAAAGCACCCGTGAGTAGATCAACCGGGCGCTGTGTGTTGGCAGGCATCAGATGCTAAGTGTGAGAGTACCGCTTGAGACGAAGTTAATCGTCACAATCTCGATCTCGCCAACCGTAGCACCGTATTCAGTGCTCGTCACCACAATGGTGCCCGTGATCTTCTTGCCGCCGGTCTCATCCAGATACAGCTCAACGGCTGCATCGGCTTCATCAGTGGCTTGGTTAGCGTCCTTGATCAGATCCAGCTTGTCGCCAGATCCAGGCGCGTCGTACATCACCTCAATGGTGCCAGAACCGCTGATTAAGCCGCCCACGTTGGCGCGATAGGTAGCGCCATGAGAGGTTGCGTCGTACGACTCCTTTTCAACAGTCATACTCCAAGACCGCACTGCTGCGATCTCGGAAAGACCACCACTGCCAGCCTTATCAAAGAAGACCGTGCCTTGTTGCCCGCGATAGAAAGCCATGATCAGATGTCCAGCGAAATGGTTCCGTTGGTCACGAAGTTCAAAGTAATGACTTCGATCTCGCCTACGGTGGCAGAATACTCAGCCGAAGTGATCACGCCGTCAAAGCTAATCTTCTTGGTGCCGCTGGTATCAAGGTACAGCTCAAACAGAGCCTCACCAGCATCGTTAGCAGTGTTGATGTGCTCGATGAAGACGTTAGTCTCATCGGCGCTGCTTGCGGTGTAAAGGATCTCGCAAGTGCCGCTGCCGCTGATTAAGCCGCCCACGTTGGCGCGATATGTAGCGCCTAGCGCCGTGGTGTCGAGCGATTCTTTCTCGACAGTCAGCGACCACGAGCGGGTGCTAGTGATGGTTGCTGCAGTAGTGCCAGCATCGTCAAACTTGACGCTGCCTTGCTGCCCTCGGTAAAAAGCCATGGCTAGAGATCCTCGAAGGTTTCAAAGGTCATTCTGACCTGAGTTTGGAAGTAACCCTCAGGAGCTGGCGCAGCCACCACCTCTGGGCCAGTTGGCGGGTCAAAATGAACACCGCTCACTATGACCCTATTGTAAAGGTCACGAATGCGTTTGCCGATCGTGTAGTTAGCGCCAGATCCTACGCCTACTGCAGTAAAGATATTGACCACGATCACGCCAATCACGCTATTGCTGCTGCCCGTGCTGCCACCCATCGTGAGAAAGTTGTTGTTGCCAAAACTCACTAGGCATTGCACCCACGAGCTACCGGGCGTTGGCATGTAGGGCTGATTATGAAATACCACCGGCAGAACTGGCGCTTGCGTTAGCTCAGCCGCCAGCCGTGACTCAATGGTTGCGCGTATGGTGTTCAGGTTGACGGCTGCCATTAGTCTTGCCTCGCAATACGGCTAGCTTGCTGCTGCGCCCAGTTGGTCATCTCGCGGGCGATCACATCAGTCCAGCCTGCAGGAGCCTGGATGCTATGCCCATTCGCCAATGGCTCCGCGTATGGCAGGTTGTTGTGGATGTGATAAACATTGCCTGCCCGTTCCACTTGGTAGTCAAGTCGGCGTGGTGGCGTAATGCCGCTAGGGCTGGCTTGCGGTCCAGCGTCGTAGCCAGGTGTGCCTTGCTCGCTGATTGCCCAACTCAGCCGGAATCGGCCAGTGTCAACCGGGCTGGCTTGCTTCAACCTGCTATCAGTCTCCAGCACCGTTACACGCAGTAGCTGTTCGTACTTCTCAGTGGAGTAGTTGCCGATATCAGCTAGGTTGATGCGGCGTGCCATGGCTATGCCCTCAGGATCAGCTCGTAAGTGATTGCCGTGTTGTCCTGTTCAATCGTAATAACGCGGATCACTTGATGCAGCACGCCGCCAATAACCACGCGGTCAGTAGTGGTTGGAGCGGTAGCGACATCAGCAGCAGCAATAGCAAGCCGCTTGTCGCCAGCTTGCACTAGCTCGTTGACCTCACGTGCATTGACATCTTCCAGTACGCCACGCACTACGGTGTCGGTTTCGACTTGGCTGATGGTGCCTGTCGTTGGGTTGTAGACGCCTGGCGTGACTGTACGGATCGTCGCCTCACCGCCAAACTTTGCCATCAGTTTGCTGGCAACCTTGCGTAGCGGGCTAGCTAATGCCATCAGGCAACCTGCACTGCTGTAAGGATAATGCCAGGGATGGAAGGATGCGCTGGTTCCGATGGCGACGATGGCAAGGATTGAATGCTGGCCGCAACGTTGGTTGTTGACCAGATCAATTCCAAGTAATCGCTAGCAGCAAGCTTTAGGACGTAATTCACGCAGCCGATGACATGACCGTCAACGCCGCCATGACTGGA